ACCTACAAGATGGGCGACAGCTCGACGCAGAAAGTGACGATGACCAACAGCTACTACAAGGTCAGTGTCGACAACAGCACCATCCTTGAAATCGACCTGGTCAACATGGTCGAGCTCGTCAACGGCACCGACATGCTGGCCAAACACCGCACGGCGATTGGTCTGTAATGCAACGCACCCACACCATCCATTCAGGAGATTGACATGTCCGTTCTTAAAACCATTACCCTCGATACCCCCATTACCCGCGGCAGCAGCACCATCACCGAAGTCAGTTTACGCAAACCGACGGCCGGCGAGCTGCGCGGAGTCAGTCTCGCGTCCCTCATGCAGATGGATGTCACCGAACTGACCAAGGTGCTGCCGCGTATCACCCAGCCAACCTTGACCGATGCCGAACTGGCCCAGCTTGATATTGCGGACCTCACCCAGTTCGCCACCGAGGTGACCGGTTTTTTGTTGCCGAAAGCACTGCGGGGCTCCCTGTCTGTGTAGAGGACGCGATGGCCGATATCGCCTGTGTGTTTCACTGGGGACTGGCTGATTTGGTGAATTTATCACTGGCAGAACTGATGCAGTGGCGCGAACGCGCGCGCCAGAGGATGGGTGATGAACCGACTTGAACTGAAAGTGCTGCTCGCCGGGGTCGACCGGCTGACCAAACCCCTGCTCGGTGCGCGCCGGCAGACGCAGCAACTGGGTGTTGCCCTGAAAGCTGCGCGCACACGGGTCAAGGAACTGGATAACCAGCGCCTCGATGTCGAACAGTACCGTCAGTTCGGCCGGCAGTTGGGTGACAACAGCCGCCAGCTTGCCGAGGCCAGAAACCGTGCAGCACTACTGGCTCAATCGTTACGCGAGACGGCTGCACCTTCGAAAAAAATGCAGAAGGAGTTCGAGCTGGCCCGGCTGACTGTGCAGACCCTGCTCCGGGAAGAGCAGAACCTGATGCGCAACCAGCAGCGATTACGCCAGACCATGCAGGCCGGGGGCCTTGATGTCCGCCATCTGGCGGCCGAACAGCGGCGCCTCAAAACCGAACTGCTGGCGGCCAATACGGCGGTGGATACCCAGCGTACGAAACTGGAACAGCTTAATGCCACGCAGAAACGCCTGCGTACCGCGCGCCAGAGTTACCGGCAGACCCGTGAACTGCAGGGCAAACTGGCCGGCTCTGGCACCGGGGCACTGGCGACGGCGGCCACGGTCAGTAGTCCGGTCATCGGAGCGGTGCGCCAGTACTCGGCGTTCGAGGATGCGATGAAAGGGGTCGCCCGTCAGGTCAATGGCGCGCGCGATGCCAATGGCCAGCTGACCGCGACTTACTATGAGATAGCCGAGGCCATCAAGGCTATCAGCGAGCGGCTCCCTTCGGAAAACGGCGCGCTGGATATTGCTGCTCTCGTCGAAGGCGCTGCGCGCATGGGCATTCAGGGCCAGGACAATCTGCTCGCGTTTGCCGAAACCGCCGCGAAGGCATCCAAGGCGTTCGAGCTGCCGGCCGAAGAACTCGCCGACAATCTCGGCAAGATTGCCAACCTCTATAAAATTCCCATCCAGAATATCGAACAGCTGGGTGACACCATCAACTACCTGGATGACAACGCCCAGTCCAAAGGCGCGGACATTATCGAGGTGCTGCAACGCATGGGTGGGGTGGCGGACAAGCTTGATTACCGCAAGGCCTCGGCGCTGGGCTCCACTTTCCTGAGCCTCGGTGCCAATGCCGAAACCGCGGCGACCGCCTCCATAGCCATGGTGCGGGAACTGTCGATTGCCACCATGCAGGGCCAGCGTTTCCAGGACGGCATGGCCACGCTGAAACTTTCGCCCGCGCAGATGGAACAGCGCATGAGTCACGATGCCATGGGCACGCTTATCACCGTGCTCGGGCAGGTCAGCACACTGCCGAAGGACAGGCAGATGCGCGTGACCACCCAGCTGTTTGGCAAGGAGTACGGCAAGGATGCGGCGAAGCTTGCCAACAATCTCAGCGAACTGCACAAACAGCTGAACCTGGTCAATGATGCGAAGGCGCGCGGCTCGATGCAGCGGGAATCGGAGATTGATGCGGATTCACTCTCCGCGCAGTGGCTGCTGCTGAAAACCGGTATCGGCAATGCGTTCGCCAGTCTCGGGGTCACGTTACGTCCACAGCTGATGGACATCCTCGGGACTCTCAAACACATCACCGGCGCGACACGGCGCTGGATTGAAACCCATCCGCAACTGGCCGGGGCGCTGCTGAAGGCCATGGCCGCCGTCGCGGCAGTCACCGCCGCGCTGGGTGGGCTGGCACTCGCCGTCGCGGCCATTCTCGGCCCGCTGGCACTCAATAAAATGATATTCAGCACCCTGGGTATCCGGGTCCTGCCACTGTTGGGTGCGGCCATCCGCAGCGTGGGCGGGGTGCTGGTCTGGCTGGGCCGCCTGGCGCTCGCCAATCCCATTGGCCTGCTCGTCACGGCCCTGGGTCTGGCGGCTATCGCCATCTGGCAGAATTGGGACTGGCTGAAGGCGCAGTTCACCACCTTTTTTGACTGGCTCAAAGCAAAAGTGCAGTGGGTGAAGGACCTGGTCCAGGACCTGTATGCCAGTCTGCCGGAGACGTTTAAAACCACCGTCGAAGTCCCTGACAATATGAAACCGGGAACGACGCTGCCGTGGCAGCAGACGCCATTTGCAACGGGACCGGGCATGCCTGGTATGCCCGTACCCGCCGCACTGAAACCGCTGCAGCCGGCGCGGACCACTACCGTCCAGGCGCCAGTGCATGCGCCCATTACCATCGTGACGCAACCGGGGCAGGACAAAACCGCGATTGCCGGTGAGGTGCAACGGCAACTGCAGGTCGCCCAGCGCCAGCAACGCAGCCGGCAGCGCAACACCCTGCAGGACCGGGACTGAGGAGTTCTCATGCTGACTGAATTTTTAACCCAGAAAAGTGCCGGCCCGTATAACCCGATGCTGGCGTACGGCTATTTTATTTTTAACCTGTACACCGTGCCGTACCAGAGCCTGCAGCAGGAGCAGGTGTGGCGCCATGCAGCGAACCAGCGTGTCGGCGCACGACCGGCCTATCAGTTTCTTGGTGCCGGTGAACAGACCATCACGCTCACCGGCACCCTGGTGCCGGAGCTAACCGGCGGTCGCGTCTCGCTTGAACTGCTGACCAAAATGGCCGACACCGGCCAGGCCTATCCGCTGATAGAAGGCAGTGGGGTATTTCATGGCATGTTTGTGGCAAGTTCCATCAGCCAGACACGCACCGAGTTCTTCAGTGATGGCGCGGCGCGCAAAATCGAGTTCACCGTGACCCTGACCCGGGTTGATGACCGCGACCGCGGTCTGCTCGGCGTGCTCAACGTCAGTGACCTGGACTTTGGTGCCACCCTGGGCGGGTTGCTGTGAACGTGACCAACCCGCTTGCCGGACTCAACACCGGTATGCCGGTCCCGGCGTACCAGGTTATCGTCAACGGCACCGATATCACCCGGACCCTCAAACCGAGGCTTATCAGCCTGACCATCACCGACAATCGCGGCTTCGAGGCCGATACCGTGGAGCTGGTGCTCGATGACAGTGATGGCAAACTGGCACTGCCGAAACGCGGCGTGAGTATGCAGGTGTGGCTCGGCTGGCAGGGCCAGCCGCTCACTGACCAGGGCCGCTACACCATCGATGAAATCGAACATGCCGGCGCGCCCGATACGCTGACCCTCACCGGTCGCAGTGTCGACTTCCGGGAGACGATGAACATCCGCCAGGAGCGCTCGTTTCATGGGAAAACGGTCGGGGAGATTGTGCGCACAATAGCGAAAGCCAATCACCTGACGCCGGCCATCGGCAGCACCATTGAGGCTGAACCCATCCAGCATATCGACCAGAGCCAGGAATCGGATGCATCGTTTCTGGTGCGGCTGGCCAGACAGTTCGACTGTATCCCCACCGTCAAACACGGCCGGCTGCTGTTCATTCCGGCGGGGCAGGGTAAAACGGCAACGGGCAAAGCGATGCCAGCAGTTATCATCAGCCGTAAATCAGGCGATCGCCACCGGTTTGCGATTGCCGACCGCGATGCCTACACCGGGGTCATCGCCTACTGGCACGACCCGAAACAGGCCACGAAACAGACGGCGACGGTCAAGCGTAAACGCAAGACCAGGAAAACCACCGAAACGGCAACACCGGACAATTCCAC